ATGGGTTCATGGCATTACCTCAATCATGTGACCGCAGCCGCCTGCTGGACGCCTTCAGCGTGTATTCACCCAGAACAACCTGATAGGCCGACAATTCCTCTGCCGCATAGACCTGCGCCCGCTCGTTATCCCGCAGATACTTGGAACACACGCGCCGCGCCGTACTGGCCTCAATCAATTCATTCGCCTGATCAAACCAGATCGACGTGCCGCTGTCGCTAATCGGCACAGTCGGCTTGACCGTGCCCGACCAGTAAACCAGATGTTCCGCTGCCGGTGTCGGCCAGATGCCGATCTGCCCCGCATAGAGCGTGTAATACTCGGGTTGGCCCTGCGGCGTGGATCCTTCAAACATGCGCTCGAAATGCATATAGGGAACATAACTCAGAGGCTCGTTCAACCCGGATGCGCCGGGATTTTCCCGCATATAGTGAATATTGATGATGTTATTGACGTTCAGCATGGTTCTGCCACCTGCCGCCTGATCGCCATCGCCTGTCGTGATATCGACCGTCGAATACCATGTTTTCGCCGCCACCAGCGTCAGCGTCCCTCCGCGCCATTCCGTCAGGTGAATGGGCTTGCGGTTGTAAAACCGGATGCTGTTGCGGATTTCTTCCTTGATTTCGCTCGCAAGGTCCGTAATCGCCGTGGCCGCAGCGTTAACCCGGCCAAGTTGTGTCGCAACCGTCAGCGCAATGTCAGCAAGTGTCGCCATCCTGCAATTCCCTTGCTATCGTTTCGCTCTTCTTGCGGTGATGTGGTGCCTTGCCGAATTTCGCCTTGTATTGATCTTCAAGGCTCATTTCCGGCTCTGGAGTAGACAGGGGCGACGTTTCCGCCGCCCTCGCCCATATTTGTCTGCGGCGCATCAGTAGCCGCCCTTGCCGCCCATGCCGCCCTTGCCGCCCTTGCAGCCTTTGGCAACTTCTTTCGGCGCTTCCGAATTGACTTGCTTACCCATTATAGCCTCCTTTACGCGACTTCGCGCACGACATAGGTCACATAGACCAGTGCCGCGCCCGTAGTGCTGTTGGTGTTGGTGATTGTCGCAATGGCTTCGGCAGGTTCGGAGAAATACTTGTTTGCCGCCGAAACGACATCCCCCGCAATATGCCCGATAGCCACGTCGAGACCGAGAATGGTCTCGGTGAACGCATTCGGATCGGCGGTGTAGCCTTCTTCCGAATTGCGAAACCCGAGATCAACCGCCTCAATGCCGATCCCCGACCAGGGCGCGAAAACGCTCACGCCCGAACCGATAACCGCCGCACCTGACGGAAGCCAGCCCAGCGATACCGTCGCTGCGCTGTTACTGTCTATGTAGGCCGTAAGCGTATGCACCATATTATGGTGATACACTTGGCCCTTTCCTGCATTAAGACCCATGATCAGGCCCTCCTTACGAGGTTACTGCGGGAATGGCATACGTGGAAACTACCACCGTGCCAAAATCTTCCGCATTCGTTGAAGAGTTGTTCTCAGGCACATACTTGGTCTTTTTGAGGCCAAAGATTGAACCTGCGGCAACACCGAACTGGTTGCCATAGTCGAACATTTCCTCGTTCCACGTGTAACGGGTTGCCCCGTTGCCCGAACCGAAGGCAATGCATACCGCCTGCGCACCGCACAGAACCGCACGCCGCGCAGTGGTAATCGCAGCACCGGTCGAGGAGTTAACCCCAGTAGTGACACGGCTTGCCTTGTGCAGCACGACGCCATTGTAGATGCCCAGCGCCCCGGTAAAAATCGGGTTGTCGCGGACATCACCGCCTTGCATCGCCGCCTTCTGAATATCAAGCCACTGGCCCGACGCAGTGTTGGTGCGCAGGTCGTGAACTTGATAGTCATGCAGGAACATGCAGTAGTAGTCATTCCCCTCATGACGAATCGGGCGAATTAGCGGGCCGGTGCTGGACGCAATCGACGCGGTTTCTGCCTTTTGACGGGCAATGTCGATCAGTTCCAGCGTAAACGTGTCAACAGCGCCCAGGCCTTGGTCGTTCGATTTACCGCCAGCCCAGAAAATGCGGTTTGTGGACGGCGCAATCGTGGCGTTGTTGCCGGTGAAGCGCGTATCCGTTACCGCAGTGTTGCCGCAAATCTGGTTGAAAAAAGAAACATCCATGCGCTGTGCGAACCAATCCGCCAGACGCATGCGCGAAGTCTCACGCAGATTGTAGGGAACACGCTGCTCCGTCATGCGGCCCTTGACGCGGGATGCGTGACGCAACTGGTTGATCACAAGGTTGTCGTCGTAGAACTGGAGCGCTTCCTCGTTACCTTCGAGGGTTGCGTCACCTTGCACGCCGTCGCCTTGCAGTTGGACGTTGAGGCCGCAGGTGATATTGTCGCCCGCGCCTTTTTTCAGGTCAAGCTTTTCCATGATGAGGCTGTCTTCGCTCTCACCAATAAACTTCCCGATGAACGTCCGGCGATAGGCCTCGGCTGCGAGGCGTTTCGACCAGACGCTAACGGCAAGAGGATGATTGACCGCAAAATCTGTCTGTGCCATGTGATTGGCTCCTTTGACAATGTTGAGGTTTCATATCTGCCGCTCGGTAACGCCCGTGCATGGCGATGGCTGTTTTACGTTCAGTCAAACGAAGATGCGTTTCAGGCCGCACCTACCTTTAGTCGTTATCCGCCCATAATCTTTCTGACTTGATCATCGGGGATTTTCGCCAATTCGGCCTCCGACATCTTGGCTAGTTGAGCAACTGTCAACTGTCCCTCGTTCGGTGCGCCGGTCGCACTGATGCCTGACGCCGCTTCCTGAGCGCGCGCCAAGGCAACAACCTTTTGCGTCTCCGTCTGCCCTTGTGGGGCGGGAGCTGATATCTCTGCTTTCGGGGCTGCGTTGCGCTGATAGCCCAGCGACTGCGCCCGCATGTATGCCATTTCCGCCGGGTTCATGCCCAGAAACTTGGCGGCTTGGTAAATGGCCTGCGCGTCCTTCTGGATTTGCTGTTGAACTTCATTCTGGCCATAACCCATGCCTTGCAATTCAGATGCGCGCGTCTGATACAAGTGCCGAACCGCGTCCGAATAATCGGGGGCTTTCGCCGCGAATTCTGCCTCGCTCTGTTGCACATCCATCAAGACCCGCTGCTGCACCTGTTGCTGTTCGATCTGCTGCTTGATCTGACGAACTTCCTGCATCGTCATGTTGGACTGATATTCAGCCCATCTGCGATGCGCGGCTGGGTCTTCAAGCGGATCCACAAACTCGGGCGGCGGGGGTTGATTGGCCTTCTCAAGCCGCGATTCCAGATCACGCAGGCGCTGTTCAACCTCCTGACGCTTGATCCGCTCGGCGTGCATCGCCTGATGCGGAACAAAACCCTCGGGCGGCTTTTCGTCCGTCCGCGTGGACTTGAATACCGGCTTTTCGTCGCCTTCCGGTTCGCCAGCCCTTTCCTCGGGCTGTTCGGCCTGTTCCGATTGCACGGGGTCTTCTACAACCTCGACGGCATCGCCGGGGTCCGCTTCCATTGCCGTGAGGGCTGCGCTTTCCTCCGGCGTTAATTGTTCTTCTGTCATTTGTCAGTTCCGTTGACTACGTAGCCGGTTAACGCTCCGGTAGGCGAAACCCGATTATCGGGGATTTCATTGATCACTGACTATCCGCGTTGCGCGGAAAATACGGGCCAGAAACAACCCCCATTTCTGAGCGCCCCCAAGACGCACAACTCTGTTTTGCTCGATGATCATATACGGGCCGATGTGAACGGCGCGGTGAGGTTTTCCATTGAGAATTGCAACGCTGGTGCGCCACGATACCGGCCCCCGCGCCCCGCGCATCATACCGTTCGCATACTCCATTTCCTGCAATTTGCTCATCACGGCTTTTACGTCGCGCCACTCGATGCCGTTTTTATGCTCGTAAAACGCCTGCGCGATTTGACCCTCTGTCATCTCACACCCGAAAATTATTTTCGTTACTTTTTGCATCACACGCCCCTTGGCATCGCTCGGCTCTGCATTTCCGCCGCCATTTTTATCGGCGCAAGCTGCGTTTCCTGCATGATTTGCTGCGCCCGAACCTGATCGAACTGCGCGTTTGCCTCATTCTCGGAAATCTCGCTCATCACCTTCTTCTGCTCAAGCTGCATCATCGGGTCAGGCGGCTGTTGCTTGGCTTCCTCGGCCTTGGCCCGCACCTTGTCCGCAAAACTGGACGGCAGCGGGGAATATTCCAGAATATCCGCCCAATCTTCCATTCCAAGCCCTGCGTTTTGCAGTAGCGGCATCATTTGCTGAATGACGCTCCAGGCCTTTTCCTTCTCATTTGGCGCGCTGGGTGCATCATCGACAATCGTGTCGTATTTCCGCGTATCGTCATCCATCGCTAACGGAATATATTGCTCATGCCCCTTGGACACGATCCGCACCAGTCGCCCGGTCGGCGCAATGTGCGCACGCAAGAAATGCAGGATCGACGACCCCTGACGCTTGCGATAAAACCGCAGGCTGTCGAACAGCCCCGCCAACGTGGTCATGGCCGATTGCCTGCGCTGGTATTCCAGAACGCCCGCTTGATTGGCCTCACGCATGCCCATCAGTTCCAGAGACACGCCAGACACGTCGCGGATCGAGGATATGGCAAATTCCGTCAACTGCATCAGCGCAGAAGGCATTTGCGGCCCGCTCTTTTCCCTGATCCGGTCCAGACCGCCGTTGTTCAGCCACGAAACACCGTCAGCAGCAGCCCAGCTATCCTCGAACTCGCGCACGTCCTGAACCGCGCCAATCTCTGCCATAACACCGCCCTTGGCGTTGCTGTTGATGATGTGCAGCGTCTGGGATAGCCATTTGTTCGCAAACTTCTGCGGATCTTTCATGCTGCGCAGAAGTCCGTAAAACCGCTTTTCCTTGCGATCCCAATGGCCGGTCATCGCCTGTAATGTCGGGTTGCCGGGGTCCGGCTGGCTTTCCTTCAGGACCGCCTTGCCGATGAAGGCCTGGCACCAGACGCGCGCATTGATGCGGCGGTGAGGCACTTGGACCGGCACCAGTTTCTGCACCTTGTCGAAATCATCCGCAGAGATTTCCTCGCGCTTTCCGGTCGTCGGCTCGACATACTCGACCTTGCGCACCCGCTCACGCCACTGGATCTGCACAATCGTTACCGTATCGCGGGAATTGTTCTGGTCGTTTTCCTCATTCGTGTATTGATCGCTGATGATGTTGCGGTGAACGTCCACGTCGTCAACCTTGTCCAGCCAATCCGCGTCCAGATCGCTGTCGAGTGCGTCTGGGAACATTTCCTTGGCCTCGGCGCGGGTCATCGTGTGAATGCGTCCGACCCGCGCCGCGTCAGTCAATCCTCGCCGATGAGCGTGGCAGTCATAAAACACCGTCAGCGGGTCAATGCGCTCGACCTTCGGCGCGCCCTCTGGGTCTTCCTCGAAATCCAGCCGCGTTTCAGTGTAGCCCAATCCGCAAATCAGCAGGTCGCGGAATGCCTCGCTTTCCTCATCTTCGGCCATCGCCTGATCGCGGAACCATTCAGCGCCCGCGCTCAGAACCTCATTCGGCTTTACGTCGCCAATCTCACGCGGAATAAACCGCACCTCAGTTCGGTTGTTGATTTCCGAACCGGCGACAGATGCCAGGATGGTGGCGCATCGGTTGAACACGATAGGAACGCGGCTGTTGCCCTCAAGGTCGGCCTTTTCCGATGCCGTCCATTGGTGGCCGTCAACAAAGTTGTATTCTTCTTCCGCTGCCTCACGAAATGCCGCTTGCGCTTTCCAATCCTGTTGCGCCCATTGTTTGAGTTGATCGAAGTCCGCTTTTTTCATGCCGCCCATGCGCTGCCTCTTTTCCGTTGCGGCAATTTAGGCCGGGTGTCATGCAGTGCGTGCGCGATTGCCATCAGGCCAAACGCATCTGCCGCGTGGCTGGCCCAGTCGTGTTCAGGCCCAAGGCCGATAGAGCGCTGCTCGTCGCGCTTTTCGTGATACCACGCCAGAGCCTCGCGCCCCGCGTCCGTCTTCGCCTGATCAAACCAGATGCTCGGGAACAAACGCCGCACCGCCTCGATCCGCTTTTGTGCAGCGCCCGCACCCTGATTGGGAACGACAATCACGTCAAACCCCGCGTCTTGCAGCGAACTCTCGTAACTGACGCGATACACTTTGTCTTTCGTGCCGCCATCGTGAGGCAACACGCATACGGCCTTTTCATAGCCATTCGAACGCAGCCAGCCGATATGCTCGCCCAGTTCCTGCCCGACTGCCTCGTAGTAATCCAACACACGGATTTCCTTGCCGACGAACTGCGCGATCCAGATCGACGTTGCGTCCGATAACTTGCCGGTGCCGCCGATATCCCAGAAGGCGCGGATGCTCATCAGCGGATCGCGGCCCACCTTGCCGATGCGGCCCCCATCCCAAGCCTGCCGCAATTGCGCCGCGAAGTATGCGCCCTCGAATGCACTGGCGTAGTCGCCTTCCCAGATGTGTTCGTATATCCAAGGGCGCTTGGCGTGATCCGCTTGCCGCTCATGTTCCAGAACCTCGGGGAACCACGGATTATCGCGCCAGTTCAATTGCACAATCTTTGCGCCCTCGGGCGGATCTTCGCGGAAGCGGGCGTTTGTCGCGCTGCGTTTGCTTTCCGGGTTCCACGTAACCCAGATTTCAGAACCTTCCTCGCGGATTGTCGGAATCAGCTTGCGCCACGCTTCCTCGGTGACAGTTTCCGCCTCATCAACCCAGCACAGAAGGATGCGCGCCTTTGACTTGATGCTGTCCAGGTTATGCCGCAAGCCCGCGAAGGCGTAGCGGATTTTACCATCCTTTGAGCGGATGTATTTCTCGCCGATCTCGAAATAATTGTTAAGCCAAGGCACAGACCGGATCGCGGTCTTAACCTCCTCCATCGAACTTTCGTCGAGCGAGTTGAGGTGTTCGCGAGCGCAGAGGATTTGCCCCTCTTGGCCGCTCATACCCCACTGGTAGCCCTTGACAGCCGTCATGAGTGCGAAACTGCGGGTTTTGGTTGAACCCCTGCCGCCAAATGCGCCCCTGTATCTTGCTTCGCCAGCAAACACCGGCACCAGCTTGGGTGGCAGGTTAATTGCTGCGGTCGTCATCGTCGGGCATTTCCGCCGCCTGCAACACGATGGTTGTTGGCGTCATGCTTCCGTCTTCCGATATGTGGTTGAAATCCTGCCTCTCACGCCACCCGGCGCGCGTTTTCATCCAGAAAATCATCGCCGCTGTGTCGCCGTTCTTGGCCTTGTTGAACAAAGCGCCGCCGACCGTTGCATTTGCCTTTGCTGATGCCTGATCCAATTCCTCGCGGTAATGCTTGCGCAGCGTCTTAGCATCAATGCCGAGAATGTCCGCGATAACGTCCTGTGGTGTTCCTACAGTGCTGTGAAGCTGCACCGCCTGGCGCGTGGCGTCTGTTGGTTCGTGTGCTATGCCTTGGGCCATCACAAGGCCTCGCTTGGTTCTGGAGCGTGACGGTTGGTGCTACCCCGCCGCTGTTCAGACTGGACGCCTGCCATCGCTTGCTTGTCACGCTTGGGATATGGTTTAGCTAATGGCGCAATCTGTGCGCGCATGGCGTCGTCTAGGGGCATTAGGTAAACATGCTTCCATTCTACCGGTGCCCGTTCAACTTTTGCGCCTGACTTTACTGCTATTTTTTCAGGGGAA